TGCATACCAACGTTATCGACCGGATATTGAAAGGGCTTTTCGGCCCATCGACCAATAACCGGCGATTCACCGGCGACTGCGGGAAGCTTCCCCACCGCTCTCTCGAGGGCAGAGTAAAATACTTCGGCACAGGCGAATAGTTGATTTTTCACGAGCTCACGTGCATGGTCATTGACTTGCTTAATAGCAACAGAGCCTCTAATCTGGAGGGTCGACCGCGCTCGCACTGCTAGATCACAACTACTCATCTTTAATCGAACCGGCGCCACACTGTTACCGTTGTAGTAGTCCCCACCGCAAGACTCACGAAAGTGAGAATGTATAAAGGACTTTTCACGATTGACGGTTAACTTAACCCGCTCGAGCGCTTCCATTACGATGTATGCATGCTTTGTGGGGACAACTATATCGTCCCCGTAAACATAAACATCCCGCATTACGGTAGTATATGGGGCCCGGGTGGCGTTTACAATCGCGCGAACTGATGACAGATATATGAGCAAGCTCATAAGTGGAAAAGTAAGGCCACTACCCATACCGGCGACTTTCCTCAGCGGAATAATTCTTTCCTCTGAGCCTCTTTTGAGAACGGCCTCTTTCGACCGTCGCTCGAGAAAGAACCTGCAAGCAGGTGAATATCTGAATATTTTCTTCATGATGGTATAATCCACCATGTCAGACGCGTCGCTCAAATCGAGTGTGGCATACTTCTTTGACCTACTGGAAGACTCAGCTAGTCGTCGGTTCACTAGCTGATCATCAAAGTTGACACGATTGGCCGTATGCTTAGTTAAAGCATCAGTGAGCCAATCATGAAAGCTTAACTGAGACTTTAGAATGTGGAAGGGTTCACGGACAATAGTCCTAACCCCTCTAGAGTCCTTAGGGACGAAAAGTACTTGCGACCTAGTTGCAGTATCTTCACATTCAACCGGCCTTTGAGGGCATGACGGATACCACCGGAAATAACCGGCGTGAGCCGAAAACACTTTCAGGTAACCCGCAAGGGTGAACTTGTAGTACCACCAGGGAATTTTAATTTCCTCGGCGCATGAAAATGTACCCGATCCCGGTCTAGGACGACACTCGGATAAAACCTCGTGTACGTGAGTACGGGAAATAGGCCTGAAAAAGGTTACAAAGTCCTTTCGGAGCTGATCAACCCATAAGTCATCAGTAGCGCAGTTCCTAAGAGAGTCCTCATTACTGAGGAACTTCTCCACAGCCTTATCCTCAGGAACAGCTAGAGCGAGCTTGTAAAAATACTCGCAAAACTGTCTCAATTGATAGATAGACACCGGGTCCACCTCAGGTAAGAC